CCTGACAAGGCAGTGATATGGGGGTTCGTCCCCGTATCTTTTACTTCTTTCCAATGCCATTCTTGTTGCCATGCCCACCCTTGGTATTTCGCCGCAGTTTCAAGCAACAGACCACGGGTACGATATTGACCCGCTGTGGCACTCGCCGAATCAGTGAACGCATTGCCCCAACTATTGTTGGTTGAGAGCGTCCCACACCCGTTGGCGGACCATCGAGTACATTGACCCGTATTCGTATACCCTGCCATCGCAATCTGCGCCGCAGGGTTCTCATGGAACATCGTATCAGATTGCGTCCATTCTAATGGTGACCCTAACACGTTCCATTGTAAACGTCCCATATACATCATATTCGTATCATCATTCTGAGTCATGCCACGACCTTGTCCCGTAAACACCCCCGCATAATAATTCATATCCATTGGGGTCTCAGCGAGAAGTCGCCCTGACACCATGGCCCCAATTTGACGATCAAGTGAAAACACTCGATTGACAATAGAACGTTCCGCAAACGTTTGATTCCCTGACGAATCGACTCGTTCACGGTTGTAGTCAACTTTCCATTGACCGATACGAACATTAAACCACGGTTCAGGCGTTAACGTGATACGCCAGTCAATCAATCTTGCACCCCCAACATCACCATTGTCGGCGACATTGCGGTTTGATTGCCAATCAACCTCGAAATAATACCTGATCCATGGTTGATACCCATGACCCCCGATTTTCATACGAGCACGGCGAATCTCGAAACTACTACGTTCTTGCCCATCAAACTCACTTGACAGAATCGGGTCTAATCTCGTTCCAAATGAATAACGGGATTGTAGTCGCCACCCTAAGGTGGTACTAAATCGCCCGTCATCACTTTTTAACACTAATCCCTTATTTGTATATTGAAATTTTTTCTCAGTTGCAGGATTTTTTACTGTTATCTTTCGTAACTGACGTAATCCTTGCTCATCATTTTCATGTGCTTCAGCTGCTAGTGGTCCTAACGGTGAGCAACTTCCCATTACCATGAATAACGTAAACAATAGTGCAATAAACATCCATTCCTCCTTAATTATCGATAATAAAATAGTGTACCCCCAAGACCACAGCAAGACTGACGGCAAGACCAAACATGATCTTTGCAAAGTCTTTCGCAATCAACGGGAACACCGTATGAAAATGTTGTGGAAGATGTTGATGACGAACCGCCAGTTCACGACCCGCTAACAATCCCACAAATACCCATGTCGTAGACATTGGGATATTATTCAGTTCTTTAAAGAAATACAATACAAACGCATAGAGCATATCAATGATTGTGGCGGATCGAACATATCGTGTATTCGATTTCTCAAGAACAATCTCTTGAATCTTCCCACCTTTATCCCAAAACATATACCCCATGAGCATAATTGCTGTCGTACAAATAAACAAAATCCATGGGTACGTCAACGCTTGTCCTCTGGGTGCAAAGATCACAAAGTTCGCCATGTCATGGGATAACCACATGAAATAGAGTAACCCTGTCGTACACCATTGACCAGCACGCCAATAAGGTTTCTGCCATGCAGGGACGACATCATGTTCATTGAGGACTTTTGACAATCCCCACCACATCCCATACGCTGCGGCAGCGGCTACTGCATACCCCATGATCGATTTGACCAACATTTTTTCCAACGCAAACCCTACAGCAAATACTGACAGGACCATAAACGTTGTAGACACAGGGAATCCGAACCGTGTCAAAATGACGAGGGCCAAAGGACCAAGTAAATGATACCATTGAATGGATACTTCAGGGATGTGGTCAAGTCGACCGTGTGAAATGTCCCAATCATAGGCGTATAGACCATACCCCACCGCAGCGAGGAAGATCGAGGACGCCCAGACCCATTGATAATACCATGGTGAACGGTTTGATGCAATGAAAGTACCGAGAGTTTGAACAGAATCGTTCCCGATAACTGAATACGAGGCGAGTAAAATGCCAAAAACCATGTATAGTACTGATAGATCCATCATCTCTCCATAAATGTAATGCTACTCATCACATCACCCTAAACTTATTTATATGGTAACATATGTAAGCCTAGAAGTCAAAGCTGTGGATTGAACGTTCCACAGGTAAACTTTATGTAAACTTTGTTAGGGGAATCCTCAATCCCCTAGAAGTTGGGAATTATTGAGGATTTTATGATTTTACTTCCTTAGTTTTGGCAACTAATTCACTAACTACTTTTTGTGTATGGTCACTCAATGTAAGTTTCTGACACATAACACCACCAACAAGAACGTTGAGTAGTGTCTTTAACCATTTCGTATCATTCAGGTCGACCTCAATTAGAAGTTTCTTCTCAGTTTGCCGCACGTTCAGAGTTGATACGTTAGACATGAGTTTCTTCCTTTGGTTAGATGACATAGCCCTGTTCCCTTAAGCGCCTTCGCCAAGGACCTCCCTGCAATTGTTCATCAAACTGTTTTTTGAGATATGTTTTTAACTCATCATCGTAGCCTGTTAATCCTCGAATGATTGTCTTTACTTGTTCTTCTGTCAAGTTACTTAATTCCATCCTCACCCTCCTCATAATGACGGTCAACAAGGTTGGCGAGCGCTTGTCGCAACCCACCAACCTCAGTACATAGATAACGTACTACTTCTTTTTGTAACATTTGTGTATGCACTTCTTTTCGATTCTCAAAGATTGATAGTCCTGGTGCTACCGCCTTTTGTGCCTCTCGGAGAATTTCTGTTGGGTCACATTCGGGGTTGCTAATCGTCTTTTTTGGTTTCGTCTTTGTCAGCGTCTTTTTTCTTTTCATCATCTTTGTCTTTCACCAAGTTGAGATTCCACATGATACCCATAAACACACTATCAGGGCGTATATCACCACCCTGAGCACCTGTCATTCTATATTGCGTTCCGATCATTAGTTGGTCGGGATGCGCTAACTCTTTCAACTGTTCCTTGGTTGGTAACGGTTTACCTTGTACTACATGACTCAGGGCAGAAAGACACCCAGACATCATACCACATATGATTACAATACTAATGCCTCGCCCAATAGAGTACAATGTCACGACAATCTCCTTTAACTTGTTGGTCAATATACACCTTTTGTGCAAACCATGTGCCACGAGCTTCCCAGACACCGACAAAATAGAACAATGGGAATGGTTTCAACTTAAAAGGTATCATTGTTTCTAATTGATACGCCACAACAAAGTCCATATGACCATCATGGTTAGTATCATAACCAACGACATATAACCCTGTTGCTTCCAACGGTGCGTCATAGACCTTTTCCTGCACTGGTGGTATGGCAAGTGGATGATTTTCACATGCCTGCACAGGTGATACAAATAGCGCACCACATACAACTAGGGTGGCGATGTATAAAAATAGTCTCTTAATAATCGATCCTCCTATGGGTCTCGTCCGAGACGGTAGGGAAAAAGAATTTAGCTTCTCGTTACAGACAAAATCCTCTTGATTTGCTGTTCGATAATCGTCTTTCGGTTTGGCCATAAAATATATTTTTTATCAAGTGTTTCAGGACGAATGAGATTATAAAGTAATGGGAGTACTAGTTTTTCAACTTGTGCGAGTTTTCCACTCAACACCGTCTTTTCATCATCCCACTTCTTAGCTAAACCTATACGTTCTTTTTCAATCTCGGCTTTCAGCGCTGCTTTTTGTGATGCAACATCAGCAGTCGCCTCTTGCGCTTCTAAAATCTTATCGAGCTTTGCTTCGAGTTCTGGTGACACAGCAGCTTCAGACCCAGTTTGAATACCCAAGTCATCTGCGGTGACCGCAGAGAACCCGAAATCAACATTTAAATCATCTTCGCTGAATCCCGCCATGAAATCTGGTAAACCTGCCATTGTAGTCCTCCGTTATTTGTTTATTTAGTCTTTGGCAGTAACCCTGGAAACACGTCCTGTACCAATTTACTTGTCAATCCCTTCACCTTTTGTTTCTTCTTGATGATGCCTTCTAAGATTACCGCATCTTCTTCGCATAATGTTTCCAATGTTTGTTCCAGTAAGTCAACTTTCTTTTGTTCCGTTAGATGTGCTGACTTTGGGTCACCTTCTCGCCACAGATATAGTTTTCGTAACTCTTGGTGTAGTTGTGTCATCGTATAGCCTGGGACACCACCTCTCTCAGGGGTGTTCTTTCGATACGTTGGTACGTCACAACAAAACGTCACCGTGGGGTCATAGGTTTGCCGTAGTACTTCTGTCAAATCTTTGCTCGCAAAGGATTTCAAAATCTCTTTACGTTCTGTCGCATTTTTTGCTTCACCAACCATTTTGAAGACTTCAGCAATACTTGGTTCGCCCCACGCTTCTTTTCTATATGTTGTCATATCAAAATTCCTCCAAATGTTCAATCAACAATTTCAATCGTTTCTTAATCAAGTAATTCAATACACTTGTTTTATTCCCCTGTGGCGCTTTGAGAAATTGTTTCACAATCGCACTAGATATATTTAGGGGAGTTTGAGTTAGGTCAATCATAGTTTTATTTCTTTTGTAATATTGTAATGTTTCTTCTGTACAGAAATCTTTAGGGTCCATCGTTGCCCATTGTTTCATCTTTTTTCGTATCAATGGTTTTTGTCGTGTCTTGGTCACAAACACATCATTCGCTGATAAGAAGTTAGGGACCCCATCACCACGGTCACCCTCAAGAATTTGTTGTTGAAGGACAAGTTCTGGGTTCGGTGTTTTAATCCATTTCCCCTGCACAGGACCATATTGATAAATGTCTGGGTATCTTTGTAACTGTCGAAAGTCTTTATCACCAGACAAGATCAAAATGTCTTGTGTTCTTGCGTTACATGACCATGATTTACTCAAAGGAATGTCTAACTCTTTTTGAAAGTCTGTATCATGGTGAAATCGAACAACTGCTCCAATAATATCATCTGCCTCAGCACCTTCAATATACAACACACGATATGGAAAATGTTTCTGTAAATCTTCACGGATGTTATTGAGAGTTGTAAAAATCGCATCCCAATCTAACCCAGAAGCTTGTCTTGCACCCTTACGGTGTGACTTGTATTCGGGAAAGATTAACTTACGCCAGTTCTTTCGATGGTCGCAACAAATGACCATCTCTCCATACAAATGATACTTCCTTTTGTAACTGCGTAGACAATTCAACACGGTGTGTCGAATCAAACTTTCTTCAACTGTTTTTGACTGACTAATATGTGCCATCAATGTGGCAATCATTACTTGATTCATGTCAACTAAAATCATTTAAATGGTGCTCCTGTAATCCATACGACCAATGAACATCGGTCACCTTTCGTTACTTTCGTCACTCGATGTTTCACAAATGACGGAAAGGCAATCACGGTACCTCGTTGTCGTAAGTCTTGATTGTTATGTATCCCACCCATCATCCCAAGGAACTCAAGATCCCCACCTTCGTAAGTTGTTGGGTCGCTGAGGTTAACGGTGAGACTTAATTTACGTTGTGTTTGGTCATACCATGCTGGGTTATACCCACTCTCTTTTATCCACTCCCACTCTTTCTTCGTATAAGTGTTCGGGACAGAATCAATATGCCATGTATAGTGGTCGCCAACACCGTATTGTGAAAACTGTATTGGTTCTGGCCACCCTAAATCATAATGCCATGCGTATTGATTGGCTAAATGACCATAGTACATACACACACCTGTTATCCAATGTGATACAGAAAAAAAGGTTGACATTGACTTGCGTAATTCTTCGTGAATCTCTCGATGGTGAGAAGTCTTATCATTTGGAACATTGATCCCACCTTCTAGTTGTGGTAAGGCTTTACCGTCTTTGATAATCAAATCACAAAGATCATCAGACAGTAACTCTGGCCAATGCCAGAACAAACTCTTGCCTTGTACTTCACCACCACTCGCTTGACGGACTTCATCAAACACCCATCGCTCTTCAAATTTTCTGATTCCTGTATTATCAGACATCTATCAGGACCTTTTCCTCTTTCTGGA